CCGCGAGGAGCGGCCACAGGGCGAAGATGACACTGCCGCCACCCCACCATGCAACGGTGCTCATGAGTGCCGCCATGAGCCACACACCGGCCTCGTACCGGTTGAACCCTTCACCCTTCGTCATGTGCCAGAGCGAGAGCGCTCCGAGGATCGCAAGGAACGCTTCGAAGACGACGACGACGCTGATCGCCGTGTCGAGCGAGTGCAGGCCGACCCGGTGCAATGCGGTAATGGATGCGTGCGCGCTCAAGTTCGTCGCGGCGAGCGCGACGAGCGCGACGCCGCTCAAGAGCGCGATGCGCAGGCGCGCATCCGCGCGCGCACCGGATTCACGGCGTGCGCGCTTGCGCGCTGCGCGCGCTTCGAGTTCGGGTCGCTTGAGTTCGCCCCAGATGCGCGCGCGCTCCGATGCGCGCGCTCGTGCAGTGCGCGCGTTGGCCCAGATGATCGTGATCGCCGTGAGCGCGATGAGCGCGCACGCGAGCGTCAGAGAGCTGTAAGGGTTGAGCGTGAAGTTCATCGTTTCGTCCTCTCATCATGTCGTCAGCGAATTGTATCAGAGTACGAAAATGAGCGCGCACCCGGGAGGGTGCGCGCTCATTGAGCCGGGTGCGCGCTCATGCGCGCTCATCTTCAGTTTGGAGGCGTGAGCGGGACTCGAACCCACGTGCGCAGCTTTGCAGGCTGCTACCTTGCCGCTCGGTCATCACGCCATGTGGGCTCATGTACAACTTCGCACAGTAACCGGAAGTTCTACCCACCGGACCCGAGTAACTAGCTCGGGGGAGTACATGTCGCCCTGTGGAGCCGGTCAGAATCGAACTGACGACCTCCCGCGTGCAAAACGGATGCTACTACCGCTGAGCTACGGCCCCATGTGCACCGAGAAGGACTCGAACCTTCGATCAGCGGTATGTAAAGCCGCTGCTTTTGCCACTAAGCTACCGGTGCGTAGCGAGCCCGAGATTTGAACTCGGAACCACGATCGTATCAGGATCGCGCTCTAACCAAGTTGAGCTAACTCGCCGTGCGTCATCCTGGAATCGAACCAGGGTCCCCGATTTAAGAGAACGGTGCTAATCCCCTCAGCTAATGACGCGTGGTGGGTCCCCTGGGACTCGAACCCAGAACCCTCCGATTAAAAGTCGGATGTCTCTTCCAATTGAGCTAGAGACCCTTGTCGTTTCTTGCGCTTAAGCTCACGTGAGTACGCGTTCTTCAACGGCGCACACAGCTCACATCTACAATTCTTCTTGCCGGTCAGTCCGCCTCCGTGTGGAACCGACTGCTCGGCGCTCGTTTTCTCCTGATGATGCGGAGCGCACAGAAGTTGAATCAGCTTGAGTTCTTCTTCGTACCGCTTCCGATTCACTGACCACAGCGTGTTGATGTCCATGGTTTTCTTGGTGCGGTCAGTGTGGTCGAATTCTAGGTTGTCCGTGGTACCGCAGACTACGCATTTACCGCCGAGTTTCGCAATCGACTCGGCCTTGCGGCTGTGATACCGACGCTTCATGTACTCGCGCATGTACGCGTTGTATTCTTCTCTCGTTCTCACTATGAAAGTATAGCACAGCTACTATAACTTACGTGTCTCGCCGTGGGTTCGAACCACGGACCCCCGGGACTTCACTCCGGCGCTCTGCCAACTGAGCTAACGAGACATGACAAATCTCAGCGACGAGATTTGGCGTCTTGCCGAACACGACAACTCACGTTGCCGAGCCTTGAGCCACGGGACGGATTCGAACCGTCGACCACCCATTTACGAGACGGGCGCTCTGACCAGACTGAGCTACCGAGGCATGGAACTGTATGCCGGTATCGAACCGGCTCCCTCTGTTTGGAAGACAGATATGCGGCCTTTACACCAATACAGCGCGCCCCGAGAAGGAATCGAACCTTCGACACCTAGATCCGTAATCTAGTGCTCTATCCGCTGAGCTATCAGGGCTTGCGGCACGGGCTGGATTTGAACCCCCGACCTCTCCCTTTTTCGGGAGCGCTCTACCAAACTGAGCTACGTGCCTGAACCATGGCACCTTGCAAGGTACTTACCATGGCCCCATCCGGCCGACCCTTAACTAGTACAGGTCAGCTAGTACTCGCCTCCGGATTCGAACCGGAACTGAACGGCGTTTGAAACCGTTGCCTCTGCCGTTGGGCTAGACGAGCGTAACGCGAGAGGGAGTCGAACCCTCACTACACGGCCTCTGAAACCGTTGCCTCTGCCAGTTGGGCTACCGCGTCGTACCCTGAGTGAGATTCGAACTCACACTGAACGGCTCCTTAGACCGATGCCTCTTCCGTTGGGCTACCAGGGCTTATGAAGTTGGGGAGTGTGACGGGACTCGAACCCGCAACGTCCCGGACCACAACCGGGCGCACTGCCTTCGTGCTTCACACTCAGTCGAGACGGAAGGAATCGAACCTTCGCTCCCCGCATCCCAAATGCGGTGCCTTACCATTGGGCCACGTCTCGTCAGTGAGGCTCGGTGTGCACTTCCGAGCGGGACTCGAACCCGCAACCTATCGCACGTCGGCGAATTCTCTACCAATTGAGATTATCGGCCGAGCCTCACAGCGCCATACGTGGGGATCGAACCCACTACCTTCCGCGTGACAAGCGGATGCTCTCCCAATGAGCTAGTACGGCATTCCCCGGCGCAATGCCCATCAACGCCGGGCGGATGGTTCGACGTTCCAGCGTCATGTGAACCATCCTCGTACTCCGACCGGGACTCGAACCCGGTACCCGAGAGTGAAAATCTCGGATCTTAACCCATAGACGATCGGAGCTTGCAACAGTGCCTCCGCTGACCTACCGCTGTACGCCTCAGCTCACGACGCCAGCCGCATAGGACTTTTACAGGTTCGGCACTGTCTTGCTGCTCGCCCTAGGGTCGAACTAGGAACCTCCGCGTCCAGAGCGCGGCGCAACTGCCAGTTGTGCTAGCGAGCATCGATATGAAGTTGTCGAGCTGCCCGGGGTGGATTCGAACCACCGACCACACGATTAACAGTCGCGCGCTCTGCCGCTGAGCTACCGAGCATCGGCTTGCTGCCCCGCTTGGATTCGAACCAAGAATCTCTAAGTCCAAAGCTTAGCGTGCTGCCAGTTGCACCACAAGGCATTTATATCAGAGCCGGGGATGAGGCTCCCCCGGCTCCCGACCGATGGCATGGTCGGGGCGACCTTCTTCATATGCCTCATGTCGCCTTGTACGGGTTACGGGATTCGAACCCGTGATCTTCAGGTTGAGAACCTGACGAGATGACCGCTACTCTAAACCCGCTCGGCTTCCGGGGACTTGTGTCCCCGTGAAGCTTAGTTGCCCGACGTATTGAAGTCGATCTCCGGAACGACCGTCTCAGGCCGGATGACGATCCGGTGGTGCCACGGGTCGACGTTCAGTTCGTCGAGTTGGATCACCATATACGTGACGTTGTCCGAGAGGCCGAACATGTGCTTCACGTACGATTCGGGGTTGTTGCTTTCCGCGATCTTGCACAGCACTTCGAGCTGATTGCCTTCGTCCGTGATCGAGCACCGGCCTTCGACCGTGTACAGCACCTCGTCAGTGATCCCATTGAGAACGAAGATCTCTCGGTTCACTTCGAAGTTGTCGGCCGCCGTGGTCATGTTCTCGTCCACGGTGGTCGCCTCGTCAGTGCACGCGCTGAGCGTGAATCCGAGCGCAGCGACACCCGTCGTGGCAACGATGGTCTTCGTGACTTTACGCATGATATCCAGTCCTCTTGTATCCTATATCTGTCTTGCGCTCGTCGGCCATGACTCTATGATCATGCCCTCCACGGCTTGATCCACGGCCGACGAGCAGTGCCCACGGTACGACTCGAACGTACAACCTACGCCTTCGGAAGACGTTGCTCTATCCATTGAGCTACACGGGCTGAGTTGACGCCGTGGGTATCGAACCCACCACCCCCGAAGGGACCGGCTTTACAGGCCGGTTGCCGCACCTGCGGCCGACGCCATTGCGCGGAAAGTAGAGGATTCGAACCCCCGCCGATCCGCTAAGACCGACGTCCCGGTTTTCGAGACCAGGTGCACGCCCGTTGGTGCATACTTTCCATGATCCGGCAGCACTTGCGGTCACCTAGCCGCATCAGCCTAGTTCCTACGTACTGCCGGTTCCCCTTCTCCCGTGCCCGTTGATCGCGTGGCAACGAAAGCGGAAGGTGAGGGAATCGAACCCCGGCCCGTGAGGACACCGAGTTAGCAACCCGGCTGCGCTTGCCAGTACGCGCACCTTCCATGCGATCGACCCGAGCCCGTAAGGTGCAACCCCCGAAAACCCCTGATCTCAGGTCGATCTCGTAGCGGGAGCGGGATTCGAACCCGCGCCATACGGCTTATGAGACCGCAGCTCTAACCCCTAAGCTATCCCGCATCGTGCGGCGCTTGCGCGCCTCGTAACGCGACCAGGACTCGAACCTGGAACCGGGACCGACTAGGTCCCTGCTCTGCCAATTGAGCTACCGCGTCAACCCGGTGCCAACCGAGCCCTTTTCCCGCCGAGCTAGCTAGGCTCGCGGGTCGTGTCCGTTGCGCGTGGCATTTGCGCTAGGTACCACTTCAGTGATGTACGGACCAACACACCGTGCGTGTCCGGGAGTCGAACCCGGCCTGATACTTGCGTTCACCCTCCGGTCTGCGTAGATATGCCACGCCACCTTGATCCGCTACTAGCGTTCTCTCACCCTCGTGCTACACGCGCCCGGAACCACCCGGGTTTTACCAGTTCTGGGGCTCATGACTTCCCGTGAACATGTTCCGTTGGCTGGTCAAGCCTTATGATGGCGGTACGGAACAACCCCGCAGCATACCCACTAGGATTCGAACCTAGAACCTCCGGTTTTGGAGACCGTTGCCCTACCAGTTGGGCCATGGGTACATGTGCCGAGCCGGAGCCCGGACTTCGATCGTACCAAGCGCCGGAGCGCTCGTCGTGCTACTTCGGGTTCGGCAGCGTCTGCCCGTTGTCCCAGTCGAGATCATCCCAGTCGTTGTCAGTCTGCATGTTCGTCCTCTCGTCGGTCCGGCGTGTTCTGCCTTGATGTATTAAACAATAGCACGGGTTCCCCGGGCACGCAACCCGGGGGTACCCCTTGCCGTTTCCGCAGCTCAGAGCGCGAACCACCGGTACCCGTGGTCTTTGACGTACCGCGTCTCGGCGCGCTTCTCTTTCGTGAGCTGCCGCAGGCTCGAATACACCTGCTGCTCTTTCTCGTCGAGCGCGATCGCCAGTGCCTCTTTCGAGACGCCTTCGACCGCGTCGGCTGCCTGTAGCAGCCGATACACGGCGTTGTCACGGTCGATCGTCTCTTGCGGCCGGGGCCGCCCGCGACCGCGCTTGGGTCCTTCCGGCGTGTCGATCTGCTCGACGAGCATCGGTGCGGAATCCTGATGCAGCCCGAGCGAGTGCCCCTCTAGACCGTTGGTCTTCTCAACGGCATAGTCCGGCAGCTCGTCGGCAACCGGCGTGAGCGCATGATTCAGCACCGCGTCGATTTTCGCCCGGCGCTCTTCGTCGATCACGACGACGCTCGCCGGAATGACGGCCTCACCGGACTCGATCACGGTCTCTTCGTCCTGCTCGTCTGTTGGGACCGGTACGACACCGCCCGTGGCGAACGCCGAGACATCCGGCGCATCGACGATGTCGGCACTCTCGGCGCTCCGCGTGTCGTAGGGGACGGCTGTGGGCTCGGCCGGTGGCGTGTCGGCCTGCTGCGCTTCGCGCACCTCGCGCCGCCGCTTGGCGAACGCGTTTTGTCGGCTTCGTGCAGTGAACACTATTTGTCCTTTCCTCGTGTGCTGTGATTCTACCATTTATGAAAAAGAGGGTGCCCGCGAAAGCGGGCACCCTCTTGAGCCGGGACTAGAAACCGGCGTCGTCGTCGGTGGCGACGCTCGCGCCGGAGTCCGAACCGTAGCCTAGCGATTCGCCCTCAGTGAGGGTGGGGAACTCCGTCACTTCGACTGCGCCGGAAGCCGGAGGCTTGATCGCCCATTGCACTTCCATGTAGTCGCCCCACTGAGCATCTTCTTTCTTCTTGATCTTGGCGCGGAAGGGCTTGCCTTCCATGACCTTCGCGATCTGCTGCATCGTCGGCTTGTGCTTCACGAGCGTGTCGAAGGTGATGCCGACCGCGCCGAGGCTCTGCATGAACTTCTTGGCCATGCTGCCCTCAGTCGAGCGGATCACGTAGAAGCGCTTGATCTCCTTGCCGGAGTGCGGGCCGCTCGTGATCTTCGAATCGACTTGCACCATGAGGTTGCCCGAACTCGACACCTTGCCTTCGGCCTTCGTGACGACGAAATCATATTCGCCGTCCGGGGGAAGGGTGAGCTTGTCTTCGACCTCGGAAATCCAGTCGTCCCACGTTTCGTCTGCCATTGTCCTTTATCCTTTCGTTTCGGCCGCAGCCGGGAAGATGAGACGCATGATCTGCGTCAAATTCGGGTTGTCGTACGCCGACCGGTCGAATCGGTCTTCGAAGTTCGAGCCGGTCACGTACAGCGGGTGTGTCTTGACGAGCGCTCGGAAGACCGAAGGCGCATCATCGGCGATCATGCCTTGATCGTTCTTCATGAGCGCTTTCTTCATGAACACGATAGCGTCGAACGAGAACGGCAGCCGTCCCTGGATACCGCCTTGCATGGCGGGCCGGTGCTTACCATCCTTGAACGTGCTGTGTGCCGTTGCCGCGAACACGCGGAGCGGGTTCGCAGGGTCCGACACCCGCGTCATGATACGAGAGGTATCCGAGAGGACGCGACGCCGGATAGCGCCCCAGTCCTGAATCCGGAAGTCCTCGTCGACCTTGCGGATCGCTTCGATCCCCTGCTCTTGCCCGACCGTGAGCGAGTCGAGCCCGATCGACACGAACGGGTGATCAGTGCGGTCGAGCCATGGCAGCGTCTGCGCGAGGACTGCGGCGCTCGTGACCTTCACGATCGCAATGTCCCACGTTCCATCCGGCTTCGGCGGCGCTTGGGCTGGATTCCACAGTTTGAGCCGGAACGGCTGCCCGTCGCGGTTGGGATTCGATCGTCCCTGGAAGAACTGCCACTTGCCTTCGATGTCCAAGATCACGCATGGCGTCGGCATGGTGGCGAGCAGCGATGACTTGCCGTGCTTCGTCTCGCCGTATACCAAGAACGACGCCGTTTCCAGCTCATTGAACACTTCAGTCACTCATCATCTCCTCTCTGTCGTGTTTATCTATTACATAAGTCTATCACAGGTGCAGCGTACCGCGCGTGCGGGTCCCGTTCTTCGAAGAGGTCGCGGATGGCGTCTTCAACACGCGAGCCGTCGTCGAACATGCCACAGATGTCGAAGAACGAGCAATCCCATGAGCAGTCACGCGTGACGGTGGGCTGCGCGAACATCTTCACGCCGATCTCGCCGAGCTGCGCAATGCGCTCTTCGAACTCGATCACATTCGTGATGAGGCCGATGAGCCGGAGCCGATACGACTCAATCTCTTCGGCGTTGTGAATGATCGTCTCGCGCATGTAGAACGGCGGCTTCGCCGTCTTCCCGCGCTTGACCTTTCGCAGCATGTTGTATAGCGCGCCGTCGACATGTTGATCGGGATACACGATCGAGAGCAGCAGGTGATAGTGCAGCATCTGCGGATCGCTCTGCAAGGTGGGCAGCATCTGCGTGAAGTTCTGTACGGTTTTGTGGTCGACGAACTGCGTAAAGCCGGTGACCTCGTCGAGCACGCGAGCATCGAGCTTGCCGACGATCTCGACAGACTGCCCGAAGTCAGCGCCGAGCTGATCGGCTGTGATGCTGATCTGCTCTTCGGCCCCGATCACTTGCAAGTGCGCGTCGGCTCCGGTGTCGGTAAGCCACTCGAAGTAGCCTTCGACCATGGCCCGTTCAAGGTCGGTATCTTTGCGGAACTTTTCGAGCACGTTTAGATCGGGCTCGACGCCGAGTTTCTGACACTGATCGGCATACCCGACGAGCGCCGCGCCGATGGCGTGTTCGAGCGCCTGCCGGGGATCGGTGGGGTTGTCTGGCGTGTAGAACGCTTCGAGCGCGGTGTGCACCCGGGTGCCGGACTGCAACGGCCCCACGGGACCGTGCAGTCGCGGCGCGAGGCGGCGCACGTGCCGCAGCCAGTACCGGCGCTTGCAGCGCTGGAAATCTTTCAGGTCTGACTGCGAGATGCGCCGAATTTCATTCACCGAAGAATGCCTTTCTCATCTGGTCGGTAACGTCGGCATCGCATCCGGTGCACAACGTCTTGAGTGGTCCGGTTGGGTTGTCGCTCAGAATTGTTGCGTCCCAACCGTTCAGGTCTGCCCCGCATTCGGGGCAGTTACCCACGTCCCTCATCACGGACCCCCGTCGATCATGTCGTCTTTGTACTGCTCGGCCTTCGCGATCTCGGTGTCGATGTCGATCATGTCGTTCAGGTATTCGGCGTGCTTGTTGCACACGTCGGCGGGTTCGAACCCGACAGTCTGATCGAGCAGATCGAGCGCTTCGATCTTCGCGGCTTCGGCGTCAAGGTGCTCCGTCGACTTCCCGGCCGCCTTGAGTTGTTCGCGGTCGCGCACGATCTCTTCGAGCCGCTGCATCTTGGCGTACAGCTTTTCGACCTGCGTCTCCTCGATCGTGTCGGCCGTGATGATGTCGATGATCGTAATCGCCTCGTGCTGCTCCGACCCGATGCGATGCACCCGGTCTTCGCCCTGCATGTTGTCGATCAGCGACCACGACCGTTGCAGGCGCACGAGCGTGTCGGCGGCCGTCATGTTCAGGCCGACACCACCGGCCTTGTACGTGAAGAGAATGTATTTGAGCTTCCCGGCCTGGAAGGCTTCGACCGTCGCGTCACGTTCAGCGCCGGAGACGCCACCGGTGATCACGCCGTATTCGATTCCGGCCCCTGCGAGGCGATTCGCCGCCAAGTCGATGAGCTGACGGTGCTCGGCCGCGATGGCGAGCGGCTTCTCAGGGTTGTCTTCGATGATCGCCATCAATTCGTCGATCTTCGACGACGGGTCGGTGAGCGTGACCTTCCACGATCCGGGGTCGGCCGGGTTCTCGCCCTTGTCGACATCGCACATGGCGGACGCCAGTTGCAGCAGGCGCGTCGCGGCCGGGAGGTTCCCGTTCATGACGAGCTTGTCTCCCGACTCCGTGGTCAGCACGTACTCGTCGGCAACTTCCTTGTATGCCTTCGCCTGCTTCGCCGACATCTCGACATGGCGGACGACACGCGTTTTCTGCGGAAGCTGGTCGAGCACAAGCGCCTTGAGCATCCGGCGCATTCGAACGTCCAACAGCGACAAGAATTCGTCGCGTGTCGTCGGGTTGAGCCCAACGATCGTCCTGCCGCCGAAGGCGTTGTACTCGACGAGTGCGTACCGGTCGATGAACGCCGACTTGCGCGGGAACCCGGCCGGGTCGATCGTGTGCAGAATCGACCATATGTCGCCCGGGTGGTTCGCGACCGGCGTTCCCGTGAGCGCCCACCGGTATTCGACGGTCGGGCTGTGGAACACACGCCAGATCGCGCGGGACTGCAAGGCGCGCGGGTCCTTCACGCGGTGCGCCTCGTCGAGCACGCAGACCTTGAAGGGGATCGCGTTCAGTTCC